TTATCGCTTTGGTTTTGTTGGAAAAACTACATTGTATGGAAAGCCGTCGTTCTCTGGAATATCTCGTAGCGATTGCCTATACGATTTCCATGCCGTTTTATCCGTTTTTGCGTCTGTGCATACAGTCCAGTCACACGCCGTCAGCAGTTTGTCCCGCTCGGCTCTCACCTCTGCGGCTAACGTGTCGCTTTCTGACTGTTTGCCGAGGGCAAGCCACGCCGCCGTGTCAGCTGTTACCGCCGACGCCAAGCCCTCGCGGTACGGCGTTTTGACGGTATACTCCCGCCACTCAAATCCGCCCTGCGTGCCGTCCTCTGTGTCTGTTTGAGTTTGAGTAACCTCATCAAACAAAACCACATCACAAAACCCCTGCGCAATATTGCGCAGCTCAAACGCCGCACTTGGCGCGCTGTCGCCGTTTATAATCATTGCTTATAACCTCCTTGCATTTGTTAATGCTTACAAATTTATCAAAATGCGCCAGCCTAAAATTATAGCTGTCGCACGCCTTGAGCTGTCCCCAGTGCGATATTAACTGTGCCGCACGGTGCGGCGTTGGTACGCGCCCCATCGCGTAACGTGCGGCTCTTGCAATTTTAAGCATGTTGCCCTTGCTTAAAATCGTCACGCCGCGCCCAAAGCGATAGCCTAAAAACAGCATTAAACGCTTATCGATTTTGCGCACCTCCCAAACGCCCTTAATTTTCAGCTCCGCGGTTTTCAAATATTCTGCGATTTTTATAATCGCTTTTTGCAAAACACGCTTATTGCTGCCGACAATCACGCCATCGTCAACATATCGCACGTATCCGCACGCGGGTGCAAAGTCCTGTGTTATTTTGTAGTCTAGCCCCTGCAAATAGAGCACAGCCAAATATTGCGAAGAATAAAAGCCTATCGCCATACCGCGCCCGCATTTACCCGAGCTTTGTATTATTTTCCACAGCAGCTTTAAAGCGGCTTTGTCTTTTGTAACACGGTTTCGCACGAGCCATATAAGCGGTTTGTGCGGCACACTATCGTAATATTTTGACACATCAAACTGTGCATAATATTTGTTGTGCTTGTCTTTAAACAGCGCCTTTACTTGCTTTATGGCAAGAGCCTGTCCCTTTTTCGGCATATTGCCGCAGTCGTAAAAATAATTTCGGCGCTCTATGGTTTTGCCAAGCACGTTAAATATGGCATGATGTACAAACTGGCTGTGCAAATCGGGTACGGTTATATGCCGCCGTTTGTGGTTACTGCCGTCGTATATGTAAAACTCCTTAAATTTCGGCGGCTTGTACGCTTCGGATTCTAAAACATTTTTCAGCCGCCACGCCTTGCGCGCAAGATGCGCCTTTATTTTTCGCACTTGCGCGCGCATGCACTTTTTGCGGCGTATGCTTATTTTATTGCCGCGTTTGCTTTTGCCTTTGTCTTTTAACGTGTCTAAAATAGCTATCTTGCAGTTTTCATAATCTGCAATTTTTATCATATGATTGCCTTTTACTTTCGGCATTCATCTGCACCTTTTCGGGCGTGTCGCTTTCGCTACTGTGCCCGTTCCTTTTCGGTTCAATTTTCGTAAAAAGAGGATATAGACCGCTTTTGAGGGTTTCTATTGTTAGTCAGATAAGGGCACGCGCCGCCCTGTTCCAGTTCGCCGTGGCGGGAGAGTTCCTCCAGTTGACGTACCAGCCACCGGCGTTGCCGCCGTTGTTGAAGTTGCCGCGAGAAAGGAGCGCCGCGCATGGTCTATACCCTAAGATTTATGTTTAATTAGGCTTTTCGGGGGTTTCGACCCCCGCGCCCCCAAAGGGGTTTCTGATGAGGGCACGCGCCGCCCAGTGCCAGGACGCCGAGGCAGGAGAGACCCCCCAGGAGACGAACCAGCCACCGGCGCCGCCGCCGCCGACGAAGGAGCCGCGAGAAAGGAGCGCCGTTGCACCTGCGCCAACTGCGGGACGATAAATGTAGTCTCCGACAGGCTTTGCGCTGTCGCCGCCTGTGCCTGTGGGCTGTACGACTAATCCACATTTTTTGCTAACACCAAGCGTTTTAATGTAACCCTCTGTCGTCGGCAGCGTTACGCCTGTGTCAACCCAATTGCTGCCGATAGTGCCGGTCTGTGGGCTGTCAGTTGGCGCGACAAATAGGTTTTCATTCGAGCTGCGCATAATATTTGCTGTCCACATATACGCGCCTGTTTGCAATGCCGCGCCGCGATAATAGCTTATGCTTTTGCCGTTTGTGCCGACGTAGCCGCTCTGTGCGCCTACCGGGTTATTATCATAAACAGCGCCGACACAGTACACGATGTTGCCGACGTCAATATTTACGGCTGCGCCGTCAAAAACTAAATGCGATATTGTCGCGTCGGTTGCGTCAACCTCAATAGCTGTCAGCTTGCGCTGTACAGCAATTTGATGATTGCCTAGGCTCGTTCCGATGCCTATCGTTGCCTTACCGACGAGGGCGGTATACGCGGCGGCGTTAGCTGTGGATATTGCGATAAAATTAACGCCTGTGCCTGCTGCAACCGCCGTGTGGCTTGCGGTATAAGGGCACGACACAAAGCCGTCACCTGTGGCATATTGCGTGTTTAATGTGCCAAACTCGACAATCATTAGCAGCTTTTCCGCGCCGTCTGCCCAGTAGTCCTCGGTCAACATACCTTGCGCCGCGTTTTTCGTGTTGTAACTGTTCAGCGACACGTTATATGCCTGCACACCGTTTTTTTTGCAGCAAAGCCCGCCCGCGCCGTCGTCTTGTGAGCAAAAGGTTGTGAGCATATACGGCGGGTTATATGTGTAATCGGGCAGCTTGCCGTCAGCCACAACAAACAATATTTTGCCGTCGTCCTGCTGCTCAACCTTGTACCAAAATTCGGGGCGATAAGCGCCCATGTTTTCATCGGTGCTGTAAAGCGGCTCGCCCTCAAATGCTGTAATTTTAGCTTTTTCAGTCGCACTGCCCGCCGCCCAGTTGCACAGCCGCATACCGTTCCACGGATAAATGCCGTTAAAATCGTTGGCGAGTGCCGCATTAAACGTGCCCTTGTGAGCGTTGGCAACCTTGCCGACGGCGTTGTATAAACGAGTGCCGACAGCATTGACAGTGTCCCAAAGCAAGCCGTAGCGGTGCACGCCCACGCCGTCCATAGCAGATTCGAAAGCTGTTGATATCCGAGACTCCAAATCATTCATATTTGTAGCGTCAAATAAATCACCCTCTTGGGTAATTGTGCCCTCTGCTCTTGCTACATCGTATTGATTAACCACGCCTGTCGGGGTCAAATTTCTTCTATTTGCATACTGCACTTCTCTATTCTTCCAAGTTTTTGTCACATAATTCATCAAATTACACCTATGTTTTGCCAAGCATATATTTCGCCTGCGTAAAACAATTCCTTTCCAATTATTATTCTAACCCAAATGTCGCCCACTCCTAAATTGGGAGGCTCTTCTTTAGAAACATATATTTTAGCCTTAATCATAGTTACAGCTAAATACCAATCTTGAGGGGAAGTAACTGGGTTTTTATTTATACTCGTACCAATTGCTACATATAAATTATTTTGATACACAACCATATCTTTTTGTGTATATGTTTGAGCGCTATTCCATGCCCCTTGATAATTGACATTTAAACTCGGAACGCCATCTTCCCCTCTTAACCCTAAAAATTTCCAATACGCAGTGTTTGTGGGGAGTGTCCCTATAATGGGGGTATTATAACAATAATAAATATCATTATTATATAACACAAAATTGTTTACAGTATATTGAACGGTTGCGGAAAAATTTTGTATATATATTAAATTATCTATATTTAATTGATACGTAGATAACCCACTTGCTAAAAATTTAGTGGCATTTGTGTCGTAAAGATTTTCAAGTTCTAAAATTGCCGATACATATTGATTGAGATTTTCAGCATTCATTACTTGGCTTGCAAGGCTTGGATTATCAGATAATATTTGTAAAGCGCTCGCGATATCTCCGCTAATAAAATAATTATAGTAATCTTGCCTTAACTGGGCATTTTCTAATCTTAAATCTTGAAGTTTTAAAATATCAAACAATCATTACACCACCCTAAACCAAATTTCTCCCTCTAACTGAGAAATTGGCTGACTAGACTGGACAGGATAGATTTCTTGCGAAATATTTAAAACTAAATTCCAATATGCGCTGCCTTGTGCGGGAGGGACATTTGTGCTATTTTGCGTTGCAATCCACCAAGCGTTTCCAGAAACAACTATGTTATTAACAACATAGTTGGTCGAACTGTTCCAAGAAAACATAAATGCCGTATCAGACCCGCCAGAAATACCTTGTGCTCCCCGAATAGTGAATGCTCGCCAATAATTAGTATTGGTGGGGGGTATTCCAGATGGGGTTACCCCATTATAGATATTAATATACATCTGTGTCAGTCCGTTGTTATTAAACAGAACAAAATTATTTAATGAATATTGTAATGTAGAATTATATTCCCCGACAAAAGAAAACAAATCTATAATTGCTTTCCATTCTGCTTGTTTTTGCATAATGTAAGGCTGAACATCTGTCCCATAGAACTGTTGTAATGCAAGCAGCCCGTCTCTTAGTACTCCAATTCTATCCGCTCCAATTAACTTCAAATTCCCATTTGGGATTTGGTTTAATATGTTTGCGGCACTAGCAAAATTTCCTTGTTCTATATAATTTTCATATTGTGTCACTAGAGCAGAATCAGCCGAAGTTATATTTTGGAAATCAGGAATTGTATCTACGCTATTTGGGAATGTGGTTCTTGTCAAATACGGATATTTTATACTAATAAAAACACCTCCTAGAACGATGGATATAAGGGATAAAACTGACTTGCGGTGACATTCATTTCATTCGCAACATCAAAATCAAAATTTATTGTTTTCGTTAAAAAATTACCCCTTATATCTGCGTTTAAATTTTCATAACTTATTAACTGATTAACATCAAGCCACGGTATTATTGCAGAAGAAAAACTTATTGAATCGTTTCTGTTCCCATGCAAATATAATTCATATTTACATCTTTCGTATGCAAGATATTTATTAGTTATGTTTTCGTATATCCCTCCACTTAAAGGGAGTAAAATTTCTCCAAGATTCCCTCCCACATAATAGGGGGAATTGGGGTTTTCGTCTTTTATAATAGCATATACTTGTTGTAACCCCAACAATAGAAAAGTTTGATTTTCTTGATATTCAACCACATAGTATTCATTAGCAGTTTCAAATGTGGCGGGGTTGCCATTGCTGTCAACAATATTTTTAACCCCGAGGCTGTTAATATTTATTGTGGGGGGAGATAATATTGCCGAAATTTGAAACCCAATAGTATCTCCCTTAGAATACTCAGTGTATTCGCCTATCGAAACATTATATGTGTTGCCACTAACCGTTGCTACGCCGCCATTTTCTTTTGGAGAAATTCCTTTCCCCCATACTTCTATAACGTTCCTTACATTTTCAAAAGAAACATTATTATTGAGTTTAGTGATATTTTTATCTAATATATCATTATCTAAAACCGTCGGAAACCCAACGCCATTTGGGATAATTTGATATCGGAATACCCCCGCTTCATCAAAAAACATTTCATAGCCAGCTGAGATATCTCGCAGTTTAGATAGTATATCAAAAACGGTACTCCCTTGTTTAAACTCTAAATCTTCTGGTACAACTTGTGGGTTATCTGCTACGATGTATCTCGAAATAACAGATAGTTTTAATGCGGATATAATAGCATCTCTAATTTTAGTGCCTGCAACGATTGTAGCAGGAATCCCTTGTACATATCCGTTTCTAGCCCCTGTTAAATCCCCCATTAAATCGATAGCACTTATTGTCAAAATGTTTTCGTCTGCCGCAAAACTATGCTCAACCGTAAGGAATATGAATGTCCCCATGTTTGTCCATACAATTTCGTCGCCCGATAATGTTTCAGTTCCATAATATATACGGACATATTTATCTAGCCATATTTTACCACCTTGCTGTAAGTTGAATGTTGTATCAGATACAACAAGTTTAATATTGCACGTTCTTCTAATATCTGCATCGGCATCCACAGTTATGCTTCCTCCGACAACATTCCCCTCTAGCGTATCTACTACTTGCATTTGAAAATTTAATAACTCTATTTTTACAAGCATAGAACGAAGGGGTTGCTTTAACACATCATAGTCGTTTTGAGTAATAGCCATGTTATGTCACCCCAATCAAGCCTGCATTTTCCATGTCTGTCCTGCTATTAGCGTCGCCACCTTGGACATAATTAAATCCGATATCGGCAAACCGCCCCCCAATATCATTATTTGGACTTACAGAAATATTATCCACCACCAAGATAAGATAAATTCTTCCGTTCCAATCTTTAATTATTTTTGCTTTTTTCTTTGTTAGGAAAGACAAGATATCTGAACGCAATTTGATATTATCTAAAGGAGAAAATTGTCTAGTATCATATTCAGTTTGAGATATAATTGTCCCAGATAATGTACTTTTAAAATAGTTAATAACGCCGTTGGAAATTACTATGGGAAATTTAGACCCTAAAGGCTCAAACACGCCTGTTTTATTAACTTGTTCGCCACCGCCAAAATTAACCCCTGCATAGAATTTATAGATACTGCTTGAGTCACAAATAAAAACGCCATTAAAAACACTGTCTACGGTACTAGTTATATAATTGCCCTCCACTCCGCTAACGACAGGGACTAACGCATATTCATATTCCACGCCATAGGCATTAAAATAGTCGAATCTTTCAAACAATAAATCATCTACTGAATTTATGGGAACTGTAAATAGTGTCATCCAATCAAATGTCCCTGCTACTCGGCGCTTAATTTTAACCGCTGAAAGTTGGCTCAAGACATATTCTAAGTTGCCAGCGTCAATATTGCCGTTGAAGTTACAGTCCAAAACTGTAAGGAAATCCCAAACAGTAGGCAACTCTGAACTATACTCTGTTGTTACATCTCTTGTTAGATTTAAATTATCAAATATCCCGTTTTGAATAGTGACAGAATTTAGATTATTTACATCAGTAAACCGAGGGTCGAGTGCATTCGCATCTTGACAAAAATTATACCCTAAAATGCTTTGCAAATTACACATCTCCCTTGTTTAAAATTGATATGGTATAAAAGTTATTTATTCTTCGGACATAAATAAATATTTCATTGGTATCTATTGGCAAGTCAATATAATTACTATAAATTCTATATGGCTGAAACGCCCCATACTCAACAACCAATTCAGCATATGCTTGCAGAGTAGCAGAATTATAATCATACCCACTTAGCCAATTTATTTGGATTTTTTCGTTCGTCTGATTATTTGTCGCAATAAATATGGTTTGATATTCATTTGGATTTACAACCCATAACCCTAAAGAAAAATCATTACTGATATTAAAGCCAGTTGCCCAATTGACATAATATCCGCTTTGCGATAAATCAACCATTTTATTCTCAATATAAATAGGAGGAGACGGATTAGAAGTACTATTGATAATAACTGCGTTCGACGCAATCTTTACCCAGCCGTTACACTCATCATTTTCTAACTGTAAAATAGAAAACAAATTCGGCTCTTCATAATCTACGCTAAATTGAATTTTACCGGTTGTTATTTGTGTCCCATTTACAGTCTGTCCATTTGCAATAATATAATAACTCGTATTATCCGCAAAGCCCGCAAAATTATAATACAAAGTTATGGGGGGGGTAGCAACACTCTCTACGTATTGTATTCCACTTGTCCCTACTTGAGTATTACTAACATTATACAGATTGAAAGTATAGGAACTGAGTAACTCCCCATTGATTTGATTGTACTGGACAGCGAATGTGTATGCGAAATTATTTATAATATCCCCACTAACCAAATTAGTAAAATTAAAAACAGGCGTGGCAAAACACCAAAATTGAATTGGGGCGCTTGAGATACTAGCCTCGTCATTTGCATTATAGGTAGTTATTGTTGCAGTATAATAATTATTGTTTACAAGAGAATTTGCAGGGACAGTGTGCTCTAATTTAAACGTTGTAATTTTTTGATTATATACTACCGTAGATGTTGCGCTATTTGTTATAACAAGACTGTTTGCAATAACTTGGTCGCCACCGAGGACATTGAACGTGAAAGTCATTGCTTGTGTAGCGTCAAACGCCGCTTGAGAATATAGAATAGGCTTTGTTAATGCCAATAAATCACCTCCTTATTGTTCTAGCGCTGCTATTCGCGATTTTAAATCTGCAATTTCATCGCTCATTGTTGCTAAATTAACAACAACTGTATCGTCCGTCGTCCAGTCATTATCATAATTATTATTTCTCCTTACTGCAATTCCCCCACTTTGGAAGCGCATAGGGATAGCGTCGGGGTCAATGCACAATTTTTGAATTCTTCCCGCCCCTGCCCCATCATTAAAAGAAACTCTGTATTGTGGAAGAGGGGTATTTGCACCTCGTTTTTGAAGAACCATCTCTACCGACCCGCGTTGAGTCTCGTCATATCTCATACAACTGAAATCTACAAATTGAGTAGTATTCGCTCCAGAAAGCATTAGGGCAAGTGTTGATTCGTGGGGAGATGCCGAGGATGGCTTAATCGTAACAATGTTAAATTCATTGTCTGTTGCTTGAAATAAAACTTGGTAAAGGCCTGGGTCTATTTCAGATGTTTCAACATAATAGCCATTATCAAGATAAATTCTTTTAAATGTCGAGCAAATACTTTCCCCTGGCACAGTCAACGATATTGTTGCCGTAGAAGACATATTTGTATACATTTTAAAACTTGCGGCGCTTGAAGGAGGCGTAAATACAGCCCCCGTTGTCAACCAACGGTAATTTGCCCCATCAGCCCACCCCGTTAAAAAATCGCCATTTGCTTTATAATACAAAAGACAAAAAGAAGCTGCAGGCTCGGAACTCGTAAATGTAATGGCCTCGCCCGCCGTTATGGGGATAAAATTAACCGTTCTCAAATAGCCTGTTTCTCCATTGTGTTGTGTCTCTCCTGTAGTTCGAGAAAGCCCCCCCACCTCAAGGGGAGGGCTTAAAGCTACATTCGAGGCTCCGCTTAATGGGTAATTGTCAGGGTCAGTTATTTTCTCTATAATATTTTCGGGGATATCTGCTAATTTTTGTTTTTCGTCATCAGAGTAGTCATTAGCCGAAAGGCCTTTGTTTGCCTCTTTGTCTTGCTTCGTAGTTATAGCTGCAGATATTAACGCTTGAGTTTGCGCTGGTGTTTGATACGAACTGTCATTTTCCAACTGGCTTGTTTTGCTTGGGATGGTTGGCTTATTCTGAATATATGAAATACTAGCAGGGTTCGTATCTGCATAATTTACTTGAACTTGACTAAACGAGGGGACACTTTCTGAATACGCAACTTTGGGGATAAAAAAAGCAAGAGTCATGTCTCCATAAGGAACGAACACCTTAACTACGCTATTGATTGGAATAGAAATACCGCTATAATTTTGTAAGTTAAAAATTTTACCCCTAATTTTTATGCCACAAGTCCCATCTGTATTTACTGTTTTTACAAGACCGTTTTCTATTGTCGTTTGCTTCTTAAATTTCCCATTTAAAAGAATTTCGATAGCGTCTAGTATTTCTTCTTCAATACTCACAATCTACCCCTTTGTTCTATGTTCTTTTAGTGCTTCTTTGTAGTGCTAATGTTTTTAATGACGTTGCGAATTCCATCGCGTTATTTGCATATACAGTAACACCACTTATATCATATTGGTTTATCGGCGTAGCTGGCACCCCGCTATCCGAAGAAATTTTGTTTGCGTTCATAATAGAAGCAATAGATTCCACAGGGAATTTGCCTATTGCCATTAAGTTTTGCGTGACAGGATTGGGTAAAACACCATCCGCTCTTTCAAGTCTAATAGAACGTCCACCTAGATTCCTTGCAATAATTTCTGTTCTATTATGTTCATCAACAACTGCATTTTTGCCAATGTCAGCGGAGGTTGTGCCATTAGCAAAACAATCCGTGCCTGTTTCTTTCGTAACCCCTTTGAAACCTCCTACCCCAAGTTGAGGACTAGATTTTGGGGGATTTGCTGAGGCAGATAACATTGATTGAATTGCTCTATTCCATTCTCCCACTTTTTTCCACGCAGACGAAACAAGATTCCCTAGGCTGTCTGCTATACTACTAACAGCTTCTGCTATGGGGTCTTCTTGCGCAATTACGCCCGCGCCAAAACCGACCATCGCCTCCCCAAACAATTCGCTTTGGGCATTTGCTGTTTCTGTAATCGAAGAAATATTGCTCGAAACTTTGGTGCTTGTCTTCCCCGCTGTAGTAGTGAAATGCCCTAACGCTGTTTTTTGTCGCTCAATATAAGACTCGAACTGTGGAGCGTTTATTGCAGCATTATCTTTAGTCTCATTTGACGCCGCTTCAACCTCCTCCGCAACTGTTGCGGCGGTATCACCAAATATTTCTTGCACTGCGGCAGTGTCATACAACCCACGGCTGATATCTAATAGGGCTTGGTTAACAAGGTCTTTCTTTCCGCTAAACTCATTAAGTTTTTCCTCGTTGATTTTCCAGCCGTCAGATGTTTGGACTAATACTCCGATTAAATCTAACCCAGCATCTTGGTATGCCGTCAGGTCTGTGATGTCGTCCACTATTCCATCGCCATATTTTTGACGAGCAGTTTCAGCCAAGTCTAATTGAGAATTCATCTCTTTGTATTTTTCGGTTTGCGTTGCAACGGCGGTATCAAGGCTTGTCATTGCTGCCGCAAGAGGGTCTGCGGCTTGTGTTTGCGCTTCTAACCCCGCGGTCAAGATTCCTTGGTGGTAGTTATATTCTTCTACAACAGCATTGTTAGTTTCTAACTGCTCGCCATACCTTCGGCTAGCTTCCTCTACCGCTAATATTGCAAGACTATGCGTTTCTTGCCACTCAGAACTTTTACTTCGAGCCTTAGATAGCCAATCATTTAATTGGCTATATTTTTCACTTAGCGTACCAACCGCGGTTAGTGTTGGGATAACACCAGTCTTGGGGTCAAATTTTTGGAAAGGGTCTTCGGTAAGAAGTGTTTCTTGTGAATACTCTTTTAATGCGCCGGTTGCTTTATTATATGCAGTTATATTTTCATTTAGCCATTGGGATGCCTTTTTTAGGGCTTCTTGGTCAATTAAATCAAGAGCCTCTTGCCTTGCGGCATTTACATCTTGAATCCCTTTTAATTCATCTTCATAGGCAATCCCCGAATCCTCTAGGGCTTTTATTAGCGCTTCTCTATCTGCCGCTTTTTCAACAGCTTCTTTTGAAGATTGCAACGCAGATATTTCTGTTTTAATTGCGTCAGAAGATTCTATGGCGCTTGTCATTAGTTTCTCATTAGAACTTTGAACCCCTGAAATTGCCATCACTGCAACCGCTGCTACGATTGCAATTCCACCCATCGCAATATTTAAAAGGGTAAAACTTGTTCCAAGTGCCCCATTTATAGCCGCTAAAGTTATCTCTGAACCTTGCAATGCCGCTAGGTTCCCTATCACGCCCACTATTTTAGCGGCGAATTCCCCCCCTAGCAATATTGCGACACCTAAAACTGCCGCCTCAACCGCATTCGTCGCATCAAGAAATTTAACAAGCCCAGTAACGCCCGATATTAAGGATTTGACAAATTCACTTTCAATTGTATTTCGAGATAAATCTTCAAACGCCGATTTCAAAGAAGCAATTTTTGCTTCAAGACTTTCCATATAAATTGTATTTTCGCCCATTGCAGAGCCAGAGGAATTTTGTGCCACCACAACTGCGTCAGTTGCGGTTTTAAAGTTTTTCATGGTCGCTGTAAAAACATCAAATTGTGTTTTGCCAGCTAGGTTTTGTGCCAATGAAGTTTGTTGGGCGACGCTCATTTTATCCCAAGTGCCTTTTAACTCCGACATGACTTCAAATGTTGATTTCATTGACCCATCAGCATTGTTAAGAGAAATTACGACATCATCGTAACCAGTTTTTAATTCTCCAGCATCTTGTGCAAGTGCTGATATATTGATACCTACGGTTCTAAGCCCACGAGAGACTTTGGCGGCTTGCCCCGTCATAATTTCTGTCTTTAAATTTTAATCTATTAGTTTTCCCAATAGAATAGACTATATTTTCACACTTTCGTGTGCAGACTCTTTCCACAGATACTATTTCTGTGTACTCTACTCACTTCGTCTACATTTGTAGCTTATTCAATGCATTACATTGTTACATTTACTAAACAATATTAGTTGCTTTCGATAGTCGTTGAGCGTTACCCCACATTTCAATGGGATATTCGTTGCGGATTGACCATATATCCTTGCCCCTTTTACTATACTTCGGTTAATTACTCCGAACCATTATGTGTGTTACCACCATAACTTAGTGTGCAAGGCTCTTAGGCATCCATACTTTCGTACAGATAAAGAACTTGATTTCACTTGATTTTGGGTTCTTTCTTTCCCGTCAATTAAGTCTGTCCCGGCTAGAAATTAACCGGCTGTTACTAAGGCTATAGACTCTTCAAAACTATTTCCCAATGTGCCTAATGCAGTTCCGCTTTTAGTCATTGCAGATTGTAAATCTGTTGAACTAACTGCGAATTTATTTGAAACCTCATTTACTGCATCAATTATATGAATACTATTTTCTGCGGTTATATTAAAGGCTTTTATTTGAGAAATAATAAAATTAGAAGCGTCTGCGGCACTTAATTCAGAATCTGCTATGTTTTGGAATAAAGCCGCTGTTTCTGCAAGCTTTAATGAAGCAAATTCATCATAGCCAGCCTTGGCAAACTCGGTAGCTGCCTCCACCATAGCTGTACCCGTTCGACCAACTGCTTCGCCTGCTTTATATGCTTGGTCTGTAAATTTTGCTAAGTCTTCCGTCGACAAATCTGAAACTTTATTGAACTCTGTAAGAGCGGCGTCCAACTTAAATACATTATCAAGCATATCTTGTATGCCATTGATAATGCCGTGTTGGATATCGCCTATGATTTGCCACTTTAAGAACTTAGCGGCAGCATCTCCCCAACTTTGCCCTAGTTTTTTTGTTTCATTAGTTATGCTTTTAGTGTCCGATAAAGTTGTTTTTAACGCTCCATTTATTGCTTGTTGCGCTTGTGTTCCGTTTATTTCAAGGTCTACCTTGATTTTAAACTCACTGCTAGAAGCCATAATTAACCACTCCTCTCCTGTGTCATAAGTCGGTTAATTTTGTTTCTTTTATATCTTTAATGCCATTTTCATCAAAGTATTTTTCAAAAGAATCAATTATCGAATTATCATTATAAATCTTAATCATATCTGCCGAACTCCACCCTTGAAGAGCAAGAATTACATCATCAGGTAGTCCATTTGCCTTTGCTTGAGAACACCAAACATGGCGTAGAGCGTGGATATAAAACTCACACCCTAGAATGCTTGAAATTGTTTTAGCCCAAGAAGTAGCCGTCACAGATGTTGCTTGAGTATAACCGCCAGCACTATTTGTAACAAATAGCCACTCTGAATTTATTCCAAGTTTTTCTCTTTCGACTACCCACAAGTCAAAAAAAGGTTTAAATTGCTTTATAAAAGTATATTTTTTAAGAGGCTTCCCCCTTTTCCCTTTTCCCTTAGTTTTCATTTCTTCAGGAGTTTCGTATAGACAACCATATTTTATATATTCATCTTTGAAATAGTTTATTTTAAAGCGGCACAACTCTGACTTTCTCGCGCCACAAGCCACTGCTAATGCAAAATAACACGCAACTTGATATTTTTTTTTATCTACAAGCGCGATTAAACACTTGTCAATGTCCGCTTGTGTCAATATGGTTTTAGGTCTAATATTTTGTTTTTGTGGTATTTCAAGTATTTTAACTATATTTCTAAAGTTTGGGTATTCTTCATCTTCATATCTTTCAATGTAGTTGCTAAGACTACTCAAAACAGATTTTAATGACGCGACCCTATTGGGGCTATGTTTTAAAGTGTTTTGTAAATACCCCAAAAACCTAAGTAAATCTTTTTTTTTAAGAGTTACGAAAAACTTATTTTCGTTATTTTCCATGTTCCAAACAAAGAAAATTCTAAGTTGCGACTCATACTGTTTAATGGTTTCTCTTGACCTATCGCAACTATAATTATATTCGATAAAGTCTCGCAAAAGGGTTTTGTTTTCCTTAGATACCGAATCCCATTTTTCATCTGTTACAATATTATTGTAAACGGTTGACCTTCCCATATCTTCTCACCCCCATTTTTTCTGATAATCTAAAAAAAAGAGGTGTACTTTACAGTTGCATTTAGCTGAAAGTATTGAATAACAAATCTATTCTTTAACATAACAAATAACGGCATATTGCAAAATGACACCTCATCCTCCAGAAGTATGGTAATATGTAACAATATCAAAACCATGACTTCTAAAAACTTTGCGAACTATTTTCGCAAGTTCTTTATTGAACCATTTGGCGGTATTTTCCACCATGCCAACTTGTTCTTGTTTTCCGCGAACACCAGCATCTCCGCCTTTTTCATATAAACTGATTAATTCTTCTTGGAATGCACTTCCATCAAATCCAATGTGAGAGCCAAACTCGCCCTCTGCCCCCGCAACTGGCGTTAATGCAGAAGGGTCGAGATACACTTCCAATTGCCCCCCACTAGATTCCATGTGCACCATTCCTTCGGTTATGGCACGAATAAAATCATATGTTCGGGAATAATTTTCGGAAGAAGCTGTCCCATATATTCCTTCTTCGATTTGCCGTTGAAGTTCGTCGGCAATTTCTTGAGACATTTCCTCTAGTGTTTCTTTTGCAGCATCTAATAGTAACGAATCTAATTGTGCTTGACTTGTTATATCCCGCATTTGATATCACTTCCACTTTACAGAGACAGTCTTTTTGCGTTTGTTTTTATCGCGCTCTTTTTTTGTGGGAGAGATGTCTACCCCGCATTTGTCACAAACCCTATACTGCCCAAAATCAGACCGCATAAGTTTTGCGATTTTGTGCCCGCATGAAGGGCACTCCAACACAATGCGCCTAACTAATTTTTCCAAAGCCCTTATTCCCCTTTAATATCTACAATTTTATTGAAAGAAGGGTTATTTGCCTTAGTTATTTCCGCAAACATTTTAGCCTTTTCTGGGTTTTGTTTAAACAACTCTGCAATATGATTTGTTGTCTCCGACAATTCTTCGCTGCTAGCCATATTCCCCATAAGCGTTACAAGTTTGTCAATGCACACAGGGCAGATTGCTAATAAAAGAGCAGATTTAATTGTATCATAATTCACAACAGTCTCTCTTACGACTTGAATTAAACCACAACTTGAAATGTCATCGTATTCTGCGCCTTCTAAATCTACATTTGTTGCGTTTGCGCAAACAAGTAGCTCCATTTGAGCAACCGTTGAAGCTACCGCCGTAATTAAATTATCACTCTGGAATAAGTCATTGAAATGAGCAACGCACCTATCTAAAATGAATGTAATCTCACTAGAAACAAGATATGGGGAAATTTTAATTTCTGCACCTGAAATCTTTTTTGTTACTACGTGTTTTTTATTAAACGCTATTTTAATTTTTTCATCAAACATAAAAAACTCCTTATGTCTCTTCAATAATTTTTTCGATAACTATTTCTGTCCTAGGATTCTCCTTGTCGTAAAAGACGCGCGACCCATCGTGAGAATATAAGACAGTATAATTATCATCTTCTAAAATACCCGCTTTTACTAAGATGTCATCAATAGCCTCTTCTAAGTTTGTTAAGTCTGTTTTCCTTCGTGTTGGAAGATAAAATAAACATTTAACACTAACTCTATCTGATATTGGAGTAGCGGGAGTTGGCTTTAAAAACCACAGAGCCTTGTCTTGATATTCCGAAAATTGTTTTGACGGCATCACAAAAGGTCGCCCTGTTTTTTTATTTGTTAATATTTGCTGATGATTTTTTTTTGTAATTGGTGCAATTGGAATTGTATATGTTAGCACATAAACTCCTCTCTACTTTACAACCGACCATGCTTCTTTTACTTCGTCATGAATTTTATGGACAAAAGAGTTCCCTTTCAGTGCGAAGTACGCCTCGCACAACAAGTCAAATGCCTCGTATTCATATTGTGGGATTTGTTTTGTTGGAAGATATTTATAATAAATCCTTGTTATATCACTGCGAAGCATACACATCATAGCCTTGTCTTGTTTTTTCACCCCTAATAATTTCTCTCTTAACGGAGAAATTAAAAGAGTTGCACAAGCACAAATTGCTACTACTGTACTAGCTACACCACCTACTAACGATAACATCTCTAACACCTATATCACATACCTTTTTAAAATATTATCTAAAAACTTCTTATTTAGAAGTGTCAATTAGGGGGTTTGTTGCTTTAATCCCTTTGCAATTGAAATAAGCACTTGTATGAATTGCCCTTCCTAAATCGGGACAAACCCTTTGAAACGCACATATTCCTCCAAATTCTATACAGAAAATAATAGGTCTGCGTTCTGATTTTTGATAATACCCCCTCGAACAGAGGGGGTATTCTTTACAAGACATTATTAAGAAACTGTGACTGTAATATCACAAGTATAACTAGTCCCAGCCACAGGGGTATATGTTGCAGTGATTACCGCCGACCCTGTTCTTACAGCGGTAATTACACCAGTTTGAGCAGCAACCGTAGCGTTTGCAGGAGTACTTGACACAAAAGTTAGTGTCCCCCCATTTGTTAATGGAATATTTGCATACATCTCTGGCATAACTGCGATAATATTTGCCGTAGCCGTTTTTCCTGCGGTAAGTGTATATTTACTAGGCTGAGCGACAATTGTCTGAGGAAGGACTTCTGTAATTCCACTTTCCACAAAAACGTCCCAGTCTGCATATTTATTCTGCCCGCACTCTGAACTATATGCCAAAGCAGAACCGTTAATGCTCTGCGTAGCTACGCCGTCGGCAGTAAGGGAAAATGTAATTTCGCCCGAAAGCTGTAGAAGCGGGATTGTTACTTGGATTGTTTTCTGAGTGCCATCTTGCTCCTTTGCATGGATTTTCATAACAGCCTTAACAACCATAGGCTGTGTATTTGTATCAATAGTGATACGTTCGCCAACGTTTGCAAAGAAATAAGAACATTTTACTGTTCCACTTATGCCTGCCCCAACGTTTATACTTTTACTACTAGCAGTTGCCTGAACATCTGTTGTTGCCCCAGAGGGAAGTATGCAATGGACAAAACCAATGGGCTGGTTATCCAAAGTAATATCTCCGTTGGTTGCAGTTTGGCATTCTTGGAAAACATATTTGTCAGCCGAATAACTGGACTGAATTTGATTGCCAGCTTGCATTGCCAAGAAAATATTTTTAAATGTTGCTGAAGTAGCGGTAACGCCAAAAGTACGAGAATGCATGACATTGAACAACAGTTCGTTTAGATATCCGCCTCGAATTTCATTGTTACTCATTGTAGACTCTATACTAGATTCTGTAAGAGCAATAGCTTGACCTATTTCCTTGCCATATGTTACGTCAAAAAACGCAATGTCAGCAACTGAAATAACAGCCGCGCCAATAGGATTAAAATTTGCCATAAAAAGTCACTCCTTAAATTATTTAATTTGTTTTGTAATATTATCAACATTTTTTGAAAGAACGTTAGAATATCGCCCTTTGGGTGAAAAATGTTTTAACCACGGTGTAAGTTTAGTTTTAAACTTTGTCCCTTGTAATTCTGCTGCTCGGCATCGATTAAACTCTTCTCTTTCGAGCATTTCTTCTAAGTATATTTGATATCGGCGAATTGGCATTGTCTGTATTTCGTTTGGAAGCCTTCCTAAATCATGCGCAATAGCAGATATCGCATCTTGAAATTCTATTCCCTCTTTTTGATTTATCCCAAACATGGCTTCTTGAGCTTTTTTAAGTTGCGTTTCCCACGCTGCGTCAAAACTTTCATAAGCAATGCCATTCATTTCAAGAATAAGAGGCCTTAACTCCTCAAAATCTTGGCAACTGATAGCGACAGGCTCTGTTTCTTTGCCTTGTTGTATTACACACATAAACTCTTGCCCCATATACCCAAATGATATATCTTTTTCGGGGATATTAAAAACGAGTTTAAGTAAAAAAAGAAATTTTATCCAGTTTTCTTTTCCTGTTTCGTCGACCATCGCTTTTTTGTACAGATATTCCATATCGGGGAAGGTAAGCATTTCAATATCTTTTTCATACGACCTATCTACAAATAAGCACTCTTTTACATCTTGAAAAACAAAGTAATCTTTAACTACGACAGGATATAAAAATAATGATTTTTTGTACAATATAGGTAAGTCAAATGCTAGGGCATTTATATTTCCAAGTGTTTGCTCCATCATAAAACCCCAATTTTCTCTCCTGTATAAATCTCTGGGGCATAAAACAACTCAAAACTAGGAGGTATGGGAATCATTTCCTCAACTCTAAAAATAGTCCCTGAAATAAAACCACCGCCGTTTTGACCCCCAATTCGATAACCTTTTTTATACAAAGCCCTTAGGTTAAGGATATTCCCAACCCCTTTGTCTACCCCCACCCCAAGTTTTGATTGTCCATTTAATGGGAATGCGAAATTGCCCACAACAGGGGGAACGGCAAAACACTCATCAGATATATATACAGTCATTCCAGGCTGGAGGACAATGACAGGGACGGTTTCGCCAGAAAGATACCCATAATTTGTAAAGTTAGGTTGTCCAGACGGTCTTCGCCCATCGAGCATTGTTTCAAAACCGCCATTGATTACAATACCAAACAAAGAGGTTTTCATATTCTGAGTATTGGGTACAGTATATAGATACTGGGTAAAATTTTTTGTAATATTTGAATCTATTTCCGTTAAAGCGACAATTTCTCCTGCAACCAACCCCTCAAATGGGGCTGTCACATGAGAAATTAAATAACTAGGGAAATCTCCATCCATAGGAAAACACGCAGTCATTCGCCTCTCCCCCCTAACTTATAATATAACAAGACCAAACTGCTTCATACCCGCTATACCCATCGGCAAACTTTACCGCTCTCCAACCAGTATTTCTATCCACAGATTCGTCTATGTTTATTGCCGTTGCTATATTGGGGAGGTCTATTCCGTTCAAAATCGTGGCGACCTCTTGGAACATTGCAAAAGCCCTGTCCTCTGCCCCACTTATTGGGGTATTAACTAACACCGCGTTATCATTTACAATGAACTGCATAGCAAACCGAACTCTGCCGTTAGTTCTATTGGGGCTTTCCCCCGCTAACAATTGCACTCTAAACTGGGCAAACTTTGTTGAAAGCGCTTGAGAACTAAATCTTATTGGCAACGCATAATAATTATTTACAGCATTTGTGTCCCATTTTGAACACACCATTGACGTAATTTGGGTGGGTGTTAATAATGTGCTTGTATATGGGTTCTTTTCATAGTAAAGCAACTGCCATAAATTAGGACAATTAGCCTTTAAATAGTTTATTACCATCGTTGGCAATCTCCGTGCGTTTTGAAAACTACAATACGCAAGATTTGTTTGACAATTCACATTACCACTCCCCCTTCAAATAAATTGAAATAGATACAATGTCATTGGTAGAATTATTTAGGCACGAAATAACAAGCGGGGAGGCATTTTCCTCAAGGCTTGCTACAACAAACGAGTTCCCGCTATCTTGGACTAAAGTATATTTTTTTGTATCTACCCCACTTGCCGTTACAGCAAATGTATCTTGATTTTGGACTCCGTTTACATATGCTTTTACAGTAAATGTTTGGGGTTGCCCTTTCAATATGTCATAAACTTCAGGCTCAATTAGCGTCTGTGTAATATTTGGATTAGGCTCATCTGTGTTGTTATTAAATGCGACACCATTAGCAATATCGTCAGTATCTAAAATCCCATCTTCAAAAAGATATATTTCCATAAAATTCGAGTTTACTTCTGTCAAAATTTGGTTGACTTTCCAAGCGGCTTTCCCAAAAATAAAGCGCGTGTTTTTTAACCATTTGGTTGTTTTCTCGTTTTGTTGCGCAAGCAAAACTATTGCGCCACTAGGAATAGTTAACCCAGTGCTATTATACTTAAAAGTGGTATAGTTTAACGAATTCTGAAAAGACACAAAAACTTCGTCTATCGTCCCATCTTTATTTTTATATTTAGCAACTTGATTACATTTCCACATTCTGCCTCTTACGTCGTAAGTAAAACGTTTATCAAGACTTTCTAAAATCCAAACAGAATTTAATTCATTCCCATAATCCCATGATATATAATCTCCTTGACTAAATGCAATTTGTTCATAAGGATAACTTTGTAAATATTTATACCCCAAAGCCTTATCTGCAACAACGCCCTCATATACCCATGCTTCATATGGAATATCAAAGTTGAAATTTCTGTAAACATTTGCCCATGCGGGATTCTCTTTAAAAACATTTGCAATCCACGTAGAGGCTAAATCTCCATACCCTCCGCCATTGTTTTGAAAAGCAGTCAAAAAATTATAACATTTTTTATAATTTGTGATAGGAGTAATCATGAGAAGTTTCCTCCTCGAAGCCCCTTATAGTTATTCCTATTATATCGGTAGGAATAATCGGTAATTAACCTAGTTACATAGTCCCTTTGGGCTTTCGTCAATTCTATTAGCCGCTTTAAATGTTCTGCCTGACTGTGAATTTTAAAATTAGCGCCATAAACTACTTGGTTTAATAATGTTTGTCTACTTTGCGCCTCTTCATAGTATGAGATATTCATACCTTCTGATAAAATAGTAATTTCAATCAAATCCAAAACATCTAAAAAAGTTCCGCCAAAATAATTTTTAATTGAAATTGTTGCCCCATCAACAGGAGCAGTTACAACTTCAATAGAATTTGTAACTTGATTATAAGAAAACTCAGTTTCTAATAAAACTTTTACAACACCGTTATCTAAAACTGTGATATAAAAATTGCTTTGGGCTATTTTATCCGCAAACAATGGAAACGAAGTCTCTATTCCATCACATAAATATTCAGTCAAGTTCATTTCAAACGGCGTATATCTAAGAACCTTAGGGATAGTTTGTCCATCCGCAGGGTAGTCTTCTTTCGCAAAGTAACTAATAGCATACTGCAAATATTTAAACTGTAGCGCTAAAAGTTGAACGGGGTCGAGCTTTTGCAATCTATCATCATTTTTAATAAGATAGTTTTGGCAATAAACATCTTCAAATATAGTCCCCAAAAAATCACCTCCCACTTAATTTTATGTATTTTTTTGATATGCTATGCTTAGACGTACCTCGAAGCATAACACATCGGAGCACGTCTAAGCATAGCACGTAAAGTGCTATGCGAAAAAAATCAAATGTTAGTATATACATCCATTTGCATGATAAGATTGGTGAACTTTTCTCCGATATATTCCTCAAGACTAGCTCTCGATTTATATTCCCAACCGTGAAGTTCTCCACTCTTTTCCAAACGCGCAATACTTTGAATAATCGCATAATATATATTCATTTCTTTTTTATTGTTGGTAATAGTCTTTAACCAATTAACTGCGTCTGCATTCCCTAGCAAGTGGGTTTTTATTTCATCGCTAGACAAGTCAATTTCTTTTTTTAGTCTGAACCTCTTATAGTTTTCCTCATCTTCAAAATATAAAATATCATTTTTAAACAATGCTTTATAATTGGATGGGCTACTTAATACAGCCCTAAAATCTGCAACATTAACTTCTACACATTCATCGCAGGGGATGTCTAAAACAATGTTTTCGCCCTTGTCGCACAATCTAATACCGCCTTGCATTCTCGCGCCAATAAAAATAGAATCATCGAGCAACGGCGTAGAAACGGAACTCGCAAGTTGTGATTGCAAACTAGCAATTAACTTTGTCAAGTCTACAATCTGTTTGTTTTGTGCGTCAAGTTTGTCTTGCACACTATCGGTAACAACATTCTCAGTTGTTGCCGTCGCATTTGTAGTTGTTTTTTTATTTGCCATTTAATTTTCCCTTTCTAAAATAGGGAGCGCCATTGGCGCTCCCATATGAGTCGGTTTAGCCCGCGGCGGTTGTGTTCTGGACACCGAAGTGAGCTTGTGTTGCGATTGCAGCATCCCAAGAAGCGAAATACTTGTAGGTAATACGATTCAAAGACGCTCCATTGGGGTCACCCTTCTGCACACGAACATAGTTCTCGCGGACAAGTTTAACAGGCTTATCGCCAACGCCAGAAGCCATAACAATAACATTAGTAGGAATGCCCAACTGAACAGCCGCTAGTGTTGAAGAAAGAGGGGCAGAAAGGTCAGCCATGTTGTCAATTACCATGCTATCTACGCCATAAATCTTCTGCAAGAAACCATTGCGAATATAGTCATCTTTAGTTGTGAAGCCGCCCTGTGTCGCAAGCGCCGAAATGGCGTTCCATGCAGTAAGCGTACCGTACGATGTGACAGGAGCATTATTAAGCGCTCCAATAGTTTCTGCCATCTTAACATAATTGTTAGACGCGAATGTTGCCTGATAAAGAGGTGCGATACCTGCAATAGCTGTATTAAAAATCAAACCAGCCACTGCTTTATACTGCGCGTACATAATTGCACGAGCAACACGAGCCATTTCCTTGCCAAAATCATAGTCATTAGCAAGAATACGAATAAAGTCAAGCGATGTTGAACAAGCATACGGGACTGGCGTTACCGTAATGCTCTGCATAGCATGCCCGTCAAGCAATGAAAGATTTGTTGTTAGAGACGCACGCTGAACAGCGGGAAGACCCTTTGTGTCAATTTCAAAACTGTAGCTGTCGCCACAATCAACCTCGACAACATCTGCAAGAGCCATAAGACCCTCGGGAGTAACACGAGTCTGGACACCAGACTGGACTTCTGCTATAATAGTATTAAAAAGAGACTCAAATGTCGCATTGCTAAACAACGCAACCAAATCTCTTTTGTTTTCAGGGCACTTCATTCCGCACTTTGAAGCGCAAAAATTAAGAATTGCTAGTTTTGTATTCCCGTTTTTATTAGCATATTCCTCACTTGCAAATGTGTGAGTTTTTTCCATTGCCTCTGTGGTAAGTTCAATACCCATTTTTATGATGGTATCAATTTCTGAATTTGCAACAGTAAAATACTGAACGTTTATATCTGCCATTATTAAATTCACTCCTTTTATTTAAAATTAAGCCGTAATTACAACTGTGGGGGCAACACGGAACACTGTGCCTGTCGCGAACTGTGCTCCAAACAGGCCACCTAGTCGGAATGGTTTCTTTGCAAGGGCGAGCAAGTTGGCAAGAGAAGAACCTCTTGCCGCGTCCATGACAAGTGTATTACTTCCATTTGCGGGAGATGCGAACTGGCCAACCGTGGGGGCACTAGCAAAACAATCATCCGACACATAAACTGTAACGCCTGGCTGAAGAACAATAACGGGGACTGTCTCGCCAGCGAGATAGGAATACTGCGTAAAATCGGGCTGACCCGCAGGGCGACGGTTGTCGGCAAGTTTTTCAAAGCCACCATTGATTACAATACCAAACAAAGAGGTTTTCATATTTGCAGTAGTCGGCTGTGTAGCAACATACTGTGTGAAGTTACCTGAGATTGTCGTGTCAAGCGCTGTAAGAGCGACAACCTGACCTGGTTTAAGACCACCAGCGGGGGCGGTAACGTGAGATATGAGGTGTGACGGAACGTGTTCGTCCATCGGATAGCATGCATAATTTGCCATTATTAAATTCACTCCTTAAATATTATTGTTTTTTTTGACATATTTATTAACTATGTCCTCTTTTGTTACAACATCTGATGTTGCGCTAATTTTAAAAGGCTCAATACCGAAAGAAAAGGATTTAAACCTTGCTTCAGAATCGGCGTCTTTGTCCTCATCTTTGCATTCATCTTCAAATTTTTTAGCGACAAACTCCAAAGCCTTGCACTTGATAAGGTCTTCGGCGTCGGCCTTTGCCATTTTTTTAGCACACTCAATCTCTTCTGCCTTGAAAAGTTTTTTGAATTTGTCTATCATTGCACAGACTTCTTCTTTCTCTTTTGCCATAAGAGCCTCTTCTTCTTTCGCCTTATAAGCATTGAGTTCCTCTGCCATCTTGGCAAACTTTTTAGCCATTTCGTCCTCGTCAGACTCGATGTCATCTTTAAGTTTTTTTTCGGCACGCTTATCAATTTCAGACGAGTTTTTCATCTCTTCTTTTTTATCGTCTTCCATTGCGTCAGCATCGTCGCGGATTTTCTTAATTTCCTTATTGTCTTTGTCAAGTTTATTATCCACTACTTTACCACCCTCCTTTTCGTCAATTTTTAATTTTTTATATAACGCTTCGGCTTTATCAATAACTTCGGGGTCATTGTTTGCTTTCGCATAACCCAAAGCGCTTGCAATACCATAGCGACTATAAACTAGTTTGCCATCTTCCAAAAGCATTACTGGGTATTTGAGTTTGCTCGACGAAGAATCTTCCCACCCATCCTCGACAACTAAATATACCTCGTGTACGAGTGATTTATAGTTTTTTGCGTCAAGAATTTCCTTGCGAAGTTTAGACTTGTCTACTTCTCCCCAATTTTTCTCGCTCATTGCGTCTGCGGATTTTTCTACTTTAATCTCGTCAGACTTTCCCATATCTTCTTTTGCAAATAAAATGGCGTTTTTAATAGTATTAGGACGTTCCTCAAATCGGTAATCTACCTCTTTGCGCTCATGTTCCCTAACCTTTATATCCCCTTCTTTGTCAATGGAGTACCCCATTTTATAAAATTTGTTTGTTTGATTGTCTTTTACAACCATTGCTTTTTCATCAGGATAAATTTCTTGAATCCAATACCGTTTCCCAACATAACTGCCGTCATGATATATAAAATCAGAAAGTTTACTCCACAGTTTTTCTTCAAGTTCTTTAGAACCTATTGAGTTCATAATCACATTTGCCTCCTTTTCATAATTTTCAAGGATGTTTTTTACCCATTCTTGACTTCCCTTGCCTCCCCAAATCAAATTAGAAATATATTCATTTGACGGCGAGTTAGATGTGTTCGAGATATCCGCTGAGTGTTTTGAAAAATACTCTGAAATTTTTTTGACTTTTCCATAAGAAGCGTCTTTGTTTTCAATTAAGTATTTAGCCATAGCAACCCCGCTAGACGTTCCTCCGCGGCTATGTTCTTTTCTCAATCTAAGCCCAAACTCGGAGTTCTCTTTTACCTTGTCAGGAATTTTATAGTTAAGAGAAAAATGAAGATAGTCGTTTTCTACGTCTTGAATAGAATATTTTACAACATTCATTTTTGACCCCTCAATCCCCTCCACAAACCCTTCACCTAAAAGCGTTACCCCTAAGAACTTAAACTCTTTAACTACGATTATCCCATTGGCTTGTTTATAACTATCTACTAAGCCTATCTCGATTGAGACTTTAATTTCTCCGCCACGATTTTTAATGATTTCAAAAACACTAGGCTGATATCTCTTACTAATAATTCCCTGCATTACAAGATAGTTTTTATCGTTGTCTTGGATAAATTTTACATCAGAAGATTCTGGGATATGCCCCGCAATTTCCATACTTGTATCCGTTTGACTCCGATTATGTTCATCAAAATCATTCTTAAAATATGGGTTTGCGTATCTATAAATAATATATTTATTAAAGATAGTAGGGAGGGACTTGAGCACACACTCGTGGTCAATATCACAATTATTGCGGTTTATTCCCTCATGCAAAAGACGTAATTCAACGAGCATTAAATCGTCGTCCGCTTCGAGAATTTTAAGAAAGGGAATGTCTAATTTTAAAATTTCTTCTTCCATTTTTCACCACTCCCTTTCGGCTTATTTTTAGTCCATTCTGTTAGCAACTTTGATAGATTATCCTCCAAAATAAACACCGCCACTGTTTTCCCATTTTTATGTATATATGTATTTATAGGGAAAATATCATTTGCAACTATTTTGTTGTATAAGTTTGGAGAAAAACACTTGTATGTTTTTGCAGGAGAAACTTCTATGTTTACAATTTTCAATTATTCGCCACCGCCTGTAAGTTCCTTTTTAACAGACTTTAGGGTATAAAACTGGCTAGAAAAAGAATCGTATAGTTTAATATCGTCCTTATAAATCTCAGCCTTGTCTCTCAAAAGGATAGCTTGATTCATAAACTCATTCCACATTCTGAGCATTTGTTTCAAATCTGTCTCGACATTTATATCTCCATTTTCTTGTGAAATTATGATTGCATTTTTAATCAAATCATACGTTTCTTCGTGCTCTTTTAAGTTCATTTCAAAGAAATCAAGCATACTTGAATATTTTCTAGTATCGCGAGGAGTTTCATAATATTTAGGAATTACATTGTATCTTAACAAAATATCAGCAAATCTATCCGATACAAGAGGAAACAAGTGCGCATATGAAGCGTGAAATCTTTTTGAAAACTCTAAAAAAGCCCATTCAACATTAGCGAATCCTAGAAAATTGTCTAGCGTTCTGTTGTGGATAAATCCTCTTTGAATAAGAATATTTATAGATTCTTGTGTTGCCTCATTAATTAACATTTTATCACCACCTTTATAAAAAATTAAAAGCCTATTGCATAAAAAATATAATGAATAGAAGTAGGAGTATCGCTCCCTGTCCCCGTTTTATCGAATAAGAACGTTTCAAATGCCCCTGTGGATGTCGGACTACTTGGAGCAGTCTGAACATGTGAACTACTCGGGCATAAATGACCTCGATTTCTGAATATTGCGGGATTGCTTGTCAACCGCGTTTTTAAATTTACATCACTTTTTAGGATATCAAAATTGACTGTATTTGTAGTCCCGCTAACGATAATCGGGCGCAATGTTGCACTCGCCTTGACATACTCCCACAGCTCACGCAGAGGGATTCTAAAAATCCTACTATGCTGTGAGATTGTGCTTCATCGGGACAGCTATCAAAATAGTCTTATTATCCCTCCACAAAGGTTAATGCCCTAACCTTTTGGAAATTACTATGCGGAAAGCATAGCAAGCCCCATTTTTTTAATGTTTATTGCTGCGTTAATATCTCTGTCGTGGTGCGTATTGCAACAGTCGCAAGTCCACTCACGCTGTTTGAGCGAAAGCTCAGTATTAAGAGTGCCGCAAACGTTGCAAACCTTACTGGATGG